CGATAACCTTGGTATGTGTAACCCTATTCCTTGGCGCGCATTGGCTCCCCAAATGGTAGGCTTAAATGTTAAGGTTCCGTGTGAGTATAAAATATCAGGCGTTGAGTTCCGCTATCCATTTAGCGGCGCATATCGTGACCACTTGTTGGTAGCGCCTTAACAGTTTGGCCGGTCACGCACTAATACAGATAGCCCGCTGTAGCGTGATCGGTCAATTCAATTGACGGGCGAGGGCTGATTTATGTTGTTGAGAAATGTTAAAGCAAGACTAGTTACAATCAATGGTAAATTTGAAAACGGCGTAAGATCTGAAAAGTATCAAATTAAGCCGGGCGATAATCCAGCGGTTTCCGTTCCTGATGCTTTGTGTAAAACACAGTTTGTTCAGTCGCTGATTGAAGATGGAACTTTGGTTGTAGTTGATCAAAAGAAATAGTAATAAAATGCGGCCTACTTGTTAGGCCGTTTTTAAATCAAGAGCTGAAACATGAGCGAACCAATAACTCCAGAACTTATCCTTGCATTTCGTGCGTCACAATTGGCTTTTAGTGATAACGGAAAGTGGCCTGATGAAATTGTGCAGGAATCATTTTGCGAGGCATTCCCTGAGGTTTGTGGTCGCGGGTGGGGCACTCTTGATATTACTGATTGCCAGAATTTTAAACGTCGCGGCCTATTTTTTTACGCGGCGCATATATTATCAGTCACCTATGGCGATAAAGGCGTAATAGATCCAACGGCGATAAGCTCTGGTGCTAGATTGAATGTGGCTTCAAAAGCGGTTGGTGATGAGTCAATCAATTACCGAATAGCTGCAATGCAGGACACTGGCGATGATTGGCTATCATTAACAAACTACGGCGTTCAGTATTTGCGCCTTCGTCGTCGAGCATCAATGGGCGCTAGGGCTGTATAGTGATTAAGGTATCGGTAAAGAATACGCAGGCCGCAAAGTTTGCAATTCAGGAAGCATTAAAAAAATTAATGACTGATAAAACCGTTACCGTTGGAATACATGAAGATGCTGGTAATGTTGAATCTGATGATTTAACGATGGCAGGGCTGGGCGCAATACATGAGTTTGGTGCTGATATAAATCACCCCGGCGGGACGTCATACGGATACGCAAGCAAAGCAGCAGCAGAGCGTGGTGATGTAAGATTCTTGAAGTCTGGCTCTGGATTTATGGAGCTTGGAGTTACCGAAGCGCATCAAATAAAGATCCCTGCAAGACCGTGGCTATCTCCGGGTGTTGCCTCTGGTAATGCGCAGTACGTTAAGATTATTGAGAAAGAATTGGCGAATGGAGGGAGTGCTGATGGCGCTCTTGAAAAGGTTGGAGTCGTTGCGGTTGGAAAGGTTCAAAAATACATGACCGACTTAAAAAGCCCGCCTAATGCGCCTAGCACTATTAAGAAAAAAGGCTCATCTAATCCGCTTATTGATTCAGGCGCTATGCGTCAAAGCGTTACATTTAATGTGTCTGCCTACAAAAATAGCGAGGGCTTATAATGTCTCTTTCGATGTTCGGTCATATCGATGATGTATTTATATCTGTTGTGGCGGAAAGAACAAGCCGAACAGGCTCATACGTAAATGGTATATGGGTTGATGGTGCTGCTAATGTTACGTCTCATGATGTAACTATTCAGCCAGCAAGCGACAGAGAGATAGATTCTATTGAGCGTGGCGGCGAGCGAGTTGTCGATGCTAGAAAGATTTATGTAAACGATGGTATCGATGCAAGCATTAGGCCTACTGACGTGTGGGAATTTGAAGGCCAAAAATGGAAGTGCCACCGTCTTGATAATAGGCCTTGGAGAAATTACTGCCGTGCGGTTGTGTATAGGATCGATAACCAATGAATAGGGTGGAATTATTTACTATATTGCGCCCCATTGTTGCTTCGGTAACTGGCATCAATGCAAGTAATGTAATAATGGCAGATCAGGTCAAAGCCTCAGGCGTTGGCATAGAATCGCCACTAGGTGAGTATGCCACTATTGAGCCTAAGCAATCGGTATCGCAGCGCGGACAGGCAAATATATATCGTGATACCAGTCTAACCCCGCAATCAATTGATGTAGATGTGCGTGCGCAGATAATCGTTGAGGCGTCTGTTAATGTTTTTCGTGGTGTAGATGCAATTAGTAGAGTCGAGAAATTAATAGAGTGCAACAAGCGCCCCACTGTTAGCGCAGCGTTGAGAGCTAGCAATCTTGGATGGCAAAGAACAAGCGCACCTAATAACTTAACTAGGCTGCAATCTGGTAATCCTGAGCAGCGCGCACAGATTTACATATATTTGTACTACGAAACAACTAACGTTGAAGTAATAAATAATATTGAGTCTGCCGAGTGGGAAATTCAATACGAGGACGGGCAAGTCGTGGCTGATGGTGTGATACCATAAGCGGTGATATAGTATTCATGTTTGCAAACATTGGAGTAAAAAATGTCATTTAATATTGATAATATCGTGCCGATCAATGTGCGAATATTGCCACAAGGTTTGGGGTTCGCTAACTTTGGCTCGGCAACTTTATTCGCTCCAGAGGATGAATTGCCGGGAGGTTTTGCGGTAGACACTCGCCGTGTTTATGCAAATTTGGTTGATTTGTCGGTGGACTTTGACGATACAACCGAAACATATAAAGCTGCTGCTTACTGGCTTGGCGGCACCCCTAGAATGAACTCACTAACAGTATGGGGCACTGCTGATGCAGATGCGACTTGGACTGCTACGCTAAACAAGGCGAGAAATGCATTCTGGTGGTTTTACACATTCGTTACAGCTCCAGTATATGCCTCACTAGCTGATGCAGAATTGATCGCGCAATGGTGTGATGCCAATGAATCATGGTTTCAGAATTGCCAGACGGGCACATCTGCTACTGCTATTCGTAACCCTGCGACTACCACGGATATCGCTACTGACTTAACATCACAGGGTTTGCGATTTGTGGCTACATTAGCGCACGCAACCGACCCATACGCTGGCATTAAGTTATGCGTGCCATTCGCTAAAGTAAACTACAGTGCAGCAAACTCAACGATCACGGGCGAGGGTAAAATTCTCTCTGGCGTTGTTGGTGAGTCTCTTACCGGCACAGCATACGCAGCGATGATGCAGCCAACTAAAAAATGCCAGTTCTATACTCAGGTTGAGAATAAAGGCTCTGTTGATGCTGGACGGGTAATTAATACATGGTCGCACAGCTCATATGGCGAATACATGGATGACGTTATCAACTTAGCGGCATTTACTAACGCTTTGGGTGTAACGCTATACAACGCAGTTTTCAATCAGCCAACTAAGCTAGGCCAAGATCCAATCGGACAAAGCGTATTGATTGGCGCAGCTAAGGCAATGTGTGAGCTTTACATTACCAACGGATACCTTGGTTCGCGCAACTATATTGATCCTGACGATGGTATTGAGAAGTTTACTGTAGGCTATGAGATTTTAACTAAGCCCGAAGATATTCTAAACCTTACCTCACCAGACCGCGCAGCGCGTAAATCAGCGCCATTGCGTGTTCGTATTTTCCGCCGTGGCGCAATTCATTCTGTGCCTGTTGATGTTGATGTTTACTAAGAGGCGCCGCCATGTCATTACATAATTTTGGAAACGATAACTCAGTTTTAACGATCAACGGCAGAATCATTAGTGATTTCGGTGAGAATGCTTCGCCATACACTGATTCACCAATTGACCCCAAAACTGTTTTGCGTCGCGGGCAGGGCGGTCGGGCGGTACGATTGAACCGTAAAAACCCCGGACGCGCTGTATCTATTTATTTAAACCCCGGCTCGCAAGATAGCGCCTATATGCAAGGCCTGTTTAATTCAAATGCGAATATTACAGCATCTTGGACTCAGGTTGGCACGCTTGAGGCTGCCGTGGGCACAGAGGGCGTGATAGTAAATGACGCCGCTATGAATCGCGCAGGAACTACTATTAGCGATGATCAATATGATCTTCAGTTTAACGTTTGGAATGCAAGTAAGGGCGGTGAGTAATGCAAATTCGGGCTATTGTCGTTAAAGGCGAGACTTATAATGTTGCGCAGGCTTCAGCGGTTCAGCAAAAAAAGTTAATGCTGCTGATAGGGGCAAAAATTGCATTCAATAGCGCGGCTGGCGGCGTTGATAAAATAGACGTTCCAATGCTTGTTGGCTCGCTTGTATCGCTTCAAGAATCTACGTTCGATGAAGTGGCTGGGCTTGTTCTTGGTAAGGCTTTTGTCGCTGGAACAAATACGCCGGTAACTCTTGATTCATTCCAAGGATCAATACTTTCCTACATGCATCTAGTCGCTGAAGCTATCGCATTTAACCTCGATGATTTTTTTACTTGGCTCGACAGCGAAAACGCCGCTCGTCGAGCGCAGGTAAAGGCAAGCTAAAAGAAGGTGCTACAGATTGGTTTTTGATGCTTCCATGTGTTGGAGTGGTAGGTTTATGCCCACCACTCTGTACATGGTCACAGCTCAATGATGGCACCTATGGCCTAGCTGATGTGGTGCGTTTTCATTGGGTTATTGAAGATTTGAAAGCGATTAGAAGCACGCCAGAATAAAAAGGGGCGCACATGTCAAATGTTATATCATCGTTTCTAGTCGGTATCGGGTTTGACTATGACCGCAAGGGCGCGGATCAAATAGGCTCAGGCATTGACTCTATCAAGTCAAAAGCCTTGCAGCTTGGCGCAGTTGTTGCTGGTGCGTTCGGAATAAAAGCACTTACTGTTGATTTTGCTGAATCAAAATCAATGCTTGGGCGGTTTGCAGAGGTTTTTGGCGTAACTGCTAACGAAGTTCAAGCGCTTGGTAATGCGATGGCATCCGAAGGCGGAAGTCTTGATTCATTCATGTCTCAGCTCGCGGAAATAGAGCGACGCCGCGCACGAATAAGAACGGGCGATGTTGGTTGGTTCCCCGCTGCTGCAAAAGCATTTGTAAATCCCAATGATATAGCTAACGCAAAAAATGCCGCCGAGGCATTTAGAATACTTGCAAAAGCAATGCAGGGGGCAGATCAAAAAGGACGCATTCTAATAGGCGAAGCATTTGGACTTGATGAACCCGCTATAGTGCTTCTCTCAAAGGGCGTTGAGCATCTTGATTCTCTTGTTGCTAAATATAAAGAGATTAGGCCGATCACTAAGGAAATGACCGAATCTGCCGCAGAGTTTAATCGCAATCTTCTTGAATCAAGAGAAAATATTGGCGGTATTGCCGATGCAATAAGCAGCGTTCTTTTGCCAAGAATTAACGATGCATCTAAATCGCTTAACGATTGGTTCGGAATAAATAGGGACGAGAAATTAAAAACCGTCACCAATATAACCGAGGGTGCGGCTGATGCTGCCGGTTTTATTGTTGAAAATCCATCTATAATGATTGGCGGGCTGTCTATTTTGCTTAGCAGAATGCTAGATTCTGAGATTGAAAAAAGAGAATTTAAGCAAAGAACACCCTTTAAGCCGAAGATTAATGAATCCATTGAATCTGATGCGCCTTTGTTAATGGATGTTAACCCGCCTGAAGCTTCTGATGTAAGACCAAATTATGGGCGCGGCGGCCAGCCATCAAAGCAGAGCAAAGAATCGCAAAATCCGCCACAAGCTCAAAACAACACCACTCAAAAAATTGACATCTCGCTAAACCTAGATGGAACTGTGCTGGATCGCCGAACAGTAAGTGTTGTCAACGGCATTGCGCAAACTACCCTTGATGATCTTACCTCGTCGGTGCTTTCATAATGTCGCTGCTTAATATATTTCAGCCAAAATCCCCAACTATCGGAACAATTGAATTTGATGCTGTTCTTGAGGATACATTTGAGGCTTCGGTAACGCTAACAGGTTACCCAATTGAGCTTGGTGCGCGCGCCTCTGACCACAGAATAATCAATCCTTTTAAGTGGTCGATTATTGGAGCCATTAGCAATACCCCGATTAATGACAGCCTTCTTAATTTTGTTGGCGGGTTAGCCGCTGGTGGAGCAAGTAATTTCTTTAACTCTGGCGTTGGATCGGCTGCCGCTGGATTATCTGCCGGATTCCTTGCAGGCAGTCAAGAAACAAGATCAAGCGCAGCACTTGCAAACCTGATTACGCTAATGACTACTGGTGACCCATTTTCTATTGATGCTGGTGACATTCAGCTAAATGATATGGTAATCACCAGAATTCGCAGAACAAAAGACCCTGAAAACGAGGGCGGACTGATATTTGAGGCAGACTTACAAGAGTATCCAACACTAAAAACAGTTCTATCAAAAAACCAGCCAGACTCTAGTCAATTAAATAAAGATGATCCTGCATCGTCACAGGCAAGCGCTAAGCGAAACTTAGGTGAGAAGGTTATGATTGCCGCACCTATTGCAGTGGCCGTTCTTGCGGGGGCTTTATTATGATGGTCATACCTTTAGCTGGTGGCGTGGCCAACGCTCACCAAGTATTCACTATTCAGCTTGGTGAAAACTTCCTACAGTTCACGCTAAATTACATAACAATTGCAGGTGCCGCTTGGAGCCTTGATATAGATCGCGAGGGTGTTCGGTTAATATCGGGTGCTATGCTTGAGCCTAATGCAGTAATAACTGACAACTACAATGCAGGAATAGGAAAACTTATTTTCGTCGGTGATGATGTAACGCTTGATAACCTTGGCATTAATAACTCTCTGGTGTGGTCTGATGAGTAGCTATACAGATCGCCGATGGGAAGTATTAATTGATGGGGTTGTGTTTATCGAAAGCACTGGCGCACGTCAATTCAAATGCGTTTTTGAAGTGCTGCATGATTTTGGCGGATACACAAGCTATGGCGATATTGCCCTGTACAACCTATCAGAGGCTACTGCTAACACAGCGTTAAAACGCGGGCTTACGCTAACTTTGCGGGCTGGCTATGCGGACTCAATAGATACCATTTTTGTAGGAACAATCCGCAATGTATTACGGGAGCGAGAAGAGGCAAGCACAATAACCCGCTTAGTATGTAGGGGTGGTTCATTGCCTGGTGAGCAAGGTCAAGTTAATGCTACGTTAGGAAAAAATGCTAGCGTATCGGACGTAATAAGAGCCTGCGCGAATGCGATGGGGTATCCTATCGTTATGGATGATGAACAATTTGCCGACCAAGAGCCATACAGCTTTGGGTACATGATGAGCGGAGATGCTAGGGTATATCTGGACAGATTAGCTATTGCGCACGGGTTTAATTACATTATCGAAAATGAAAAAATGATAATCGTGCGCAGAGGCAAGGCCAGAAATGGCAGCGTCCACGTTATTTCTCAGTTTACAGGAATGGAAGGAATACCAGAAATAACCGAAGTCGGTATTGATGTTGTTACGCGAATGAATCCGAAAATTAAAATAGGCGGGCAGTTTGTTCTTGAGTCAAAGCTGGCAACTTTTAACTTCAGCAATTTATACTTTGTTGATATTCCAGAGTCCGCCGGTAAAGGCACCTATGATATTTTTAGGGTTGGATTCAGCGGGGATACTTGGGGCGATGCGTGGTCGACAAAAATAACCGGCTATAGAGAACAAACCCAATGATAACTCAGACAGAGCTAATGAAAAGCGCATTTGCTGAGCTAATGAAAAGCGTGTCAACATCTATACCGGGGCACATACTGGCATTTGATCCAGCCACTCAGCTAGCTCAGGTTCAGATTGGGATAGTTCAGCGGAATATAAAAAAGCAGGAATTCACGCCCGCGCCGATAATTGAAGTTCCTGTTTATTTTTGTGGTGGCGTTAACTTTTCGATAGAGTATGAAATTAATCCCGGCGATGAGGGATTCATTCTATTTTCACAGCGATGCATAGATGGGTGGATGAATACCGGTGGAGTTGCTAAGAATCCAATTGATCGATTCCATGATTTGAGCGATGCCGCATTTTTTCCGGGCTTTAGATCGCAGCCTAAAGTATTGCCATCATTTGAAAACAATGGAATACGATTAAGGAATGATGATGGATCTCACTATGTTTGGCTTAAAAGTGACGGAACTATTGAGTGCTTAAATAGCGGCGGCAATATCACAATGGCGCCCGATGGCACTGTTAATATTAACGGGGCAATAATTACCCCAGCGGGGGCAATATCATCACCAGTGAGCGTGACCGCACCAATTGTATCCGGTACGTCTTCGCTTCTAGCGGCGGGTGATGAGGTTGTTAGCCACAAACATGATAAGGGAACCTATAAAGACGCGGAAAATAGATCTTTACTGAGCGGAGACAGCGGGACACTATAATGACAGTAAGAGCAATCGATGAAAGCGGCGATATTGTCACCAGCGGGCAACAATTTATAACTGGCGCCGATGAAATTGCGCAGACAGTTAAAACCCGCCTTAGGTTATTTCTTGGTGAGTATTTCCGCGATATAAACGAAGGGGTGCCTTGGTGGGAATCTATTCTCGGAAAAGATGGCACCCTATCCAGCAAAGAGGCCATATTAAAAATAAAAATCACACAGACACCGGGCGTTATTCAGCTAGTTTCATTTACCACTGATTTCAATATCGCCACGCGTGAATATTCTGTTATAGCTGGTATACTGACCGCATTTGGTGAAATTGAAGTGGTGGCATCTAATGGCTGAACTGACTAACACAGGTTATTCGATCAAACCACAAAATGAATGGTTTGAAGAAGAAACTCAGCTTTATTTAGATATTGATCCAAATTGGAACCTCGATCCATCCACCCCAGACGGATTAAAGATCGCGTCCGATGCAGAAATATTCGCAAACCTAGATGAGTTAGGCCAGCGCGCATACAATTCAAAAGACCCGAACAAAGCCAAAGATGTAGACCTAGACATAGTCTGTTCATTGACAGGCACAAAGCGCAGCATGGGCTCACCAAGCAATGTTGCGTTAACTCTTGGTGGTGTTGCTGGTACGGTGATACTTGCCGGAAAATTAGTCCAATCATCCCCAAGCGGCGCAACATGGGCTATTGATAATAACGTCACTATTGGCGGTGGGGGAACTGTATCGGCCACTGCCACATGCACAGTTAATGGCGCCACTCAGGCCAACATAGGAACCATAACCAGAATAGTTAACACCGTGGGCGGGTGGCAAACAGTTACCAACCCAAGCGTTGCTACCCCCGGAACAAATAAACAAAACGATTCATCATTGCGACTTGAGCGCGCAAAGTCAGTATCTCGCCCCGGTAATAATCAAGTCGATAATATGCTTGGTGAGATTTTTTCTGTAGCCGGAGTTCGTCGCGCCGTCGTTCTTGAAAACGATACGGATACGGATGACTTCTACGGCAATGGATTACCAGCTAATAGCATTGCCCCGATTGTCGACGGCGGTGATGACGACGATATAGCGCTTGCAATTTTCAGAAAGAAAAACCCCGGTGTAATGTTACACGCCGCTGGAACGCCTGTACTCGTTGAAGATGTTTATGACCTATATCCATCAAACACTAAAGACATAACATTCAGTCGTCCTGATTATGTCGATATGATTGTTGTGGTAGAAATACAAAACGATGGATCATTGCCGGGTGATGCTGCTGATAGAGTTGAGCAGTCCATACTAAAATACTCTGCCGGCGATCTTGTGGCCGCCGAGTGCGGGTTTAATGTTCTTGGCTTTGATATTGGCGAAGATGTTCCAATATCTCGTATATACACACCAATAAATCAGGTGATAGGCCAGTTTGGTAATTCATATGTAACTGTATTAACTGTCAACGGAAGCTCTAGCGGGCAGGTTACAATTGATTTTAACGAGCTTTCCCGCTGGACTGAAGCAAATATATCGGTGACGATAAATGCCTAATCGCATTTATGCGCAATACCGCGACAAGCCAAAGGCAAAGGCTTGGTATGAGATATTGCCATCTCTTTCTGATGAAATAGAAACGGCCTATGAGGCGGTGCGCAAGTCTTATGATATCGATAATAGTTCAGGTCAAGCGCTCGATGTAATCGGCAGAATTGTTGTTATTGATCGCGGATTTGAATCGTTTGTATTTTTTGTTCCTGATACCGTTTTTGGGTCTACCTCTAGCGAGTCACAATTTGGCGGGCTGAACGCTATGTTCAACTCGACCGGCGAGATATTAAGTCAAGAAGTAAGCGATGCAATTTTCAAGCTTTTAATAAAAGCCAAAATAGCAAAAAATAATAACGAGGCCACATTGGATGGCATCGTTTCGGCTATTTCGTTTATAACTAATGTTTCAAGTGTTAAAGTAATCGATCACGAGGATATGACATTCAGCGTATCGTTTGGATCAGAGCTTAACAGCGCCGAGAGATTGGTCTTTGATTTATTTGACATTTTGCCAAGGCCGCAAGGTGTTAAGTTTTTAGGGTACACCGAAGAGACCGCATTAACGCAATTCGGTGGTAGTTTTGAGTGGGGCGATAGCCGCGCAACTTTTGGTCAATACTTTGGAGCTTAACAATGATTAATCTTTTTGCGCGATTTGCGCCACGTGTAAATCCCGTATCAGGTGATTATCCATATGGTTCAATCAAAAATGAATCTGTGCCGGGGGCGAATGATGGAACTCCATTGGATGCAGATTGGGGTAATGATTACGCAGGCTTCGATGCCGCCTTACTTGATGCTGCCGGAATTACTCCAAGCGGGGATGCCGATACTGCCACGGATTCGCAGAGACTGGATGCATTAAATTTTCTTTACGATAAAAAAGTCGCACTGTTTGCCAATTTGGGTACTTATGCCGCTAGTGTTGGTGATGTAGTTCAAATCTCAGGAGTAACTGTATCTGGCGAGGGCGGTGGTCAATATGTCGCAAAATCTGGCTCGGTTTCTACTGTATCACCGAACCAGATAAACAGTGGAACGGCGGGGGTGCACTTTTCCCGAATAGATAGCAACTCAGATAAGGTTACATATGACGGCGGCACCACTACCCTACAGCTCGCCCTTGCTGATGTAGTTTCAGATATTAACGCCGCTGAAGCTGCGACCACTGCGCTAGATACAGAATACACGGTTACAAAAGACCGACTGCGCTCTGGTAGATTTACTGCGCCCGCAGGCCTTGGCTGGAATCCTCCTTTATCTGTTTTCTCAACTTCGATGGGCGAGATACGATCAGACTTTGACAATTCAAAATACCGATATGTGAACAATCGCGCATTTTGCTGGGTTGATCCTACGCGTGCAGATAATAGCGGCGATGGCCAAACCCTTGCTACAGCAAAGCGTGACCTGCTCCCGCTCCTTGGTAGCAGTACCACATATGACACCATCTACATTGCCCCAAATGCAATTATTAGCAGAGATGCTGTCAGTGGGTGGGGTGGCGCGTTAACCGCCAGCAAGAACATTATTTGTGTTGGCGGCAGAGCAAAAATCACACGCAGATTTGAACCCGCATCATGGACTAGCCTTGGTTCTGGTGAATATAGCTGCGCACGTAGCGGCGTAAAATATTGCTGGGATGCTACACAGTATGATGAGTTCGGCGATTATGTAATGCTGACAAAATACGCAACTACTGGCGCACTAACAGCAGCGGCTAGTGGCTGGTGGACTGATGGCACAGATCTAAGAGTTAAGCGCGCAGACTTGGCGCAGCCGACACTTGCAAGCACAGCAATTTTTCTGCAAGAGGGCACTGGCAACGGATCGGCCATAATTAATGGCAATGTGACCTTCTACACCGAAAACATCGACTACGAAGGAGGCTATGCTCCCCTGTATGCCAAAGCTACAGCAAGCGGGCAAAACCTTAACGTACACGCTAAGAATTGCACGTTTAAATACTCCTACTTGCAGGATGGAATGACAGTCATTAACTCTCGGCTCACTACATCGCAAAATTGCAGAGCTGCACGAAACGTCAAAGATGGGTTTAATTACCACGCTGATTTATACGTCGAGCAGTGTTATTTTATTGAGGCGGACTGTTCAGCGGCGCGCAATGGTATCGATCAAGAAATTGACCCGCTAGAGAATAACCGCAACGCTTCTACAGCTCATGACACTGTAACAGGCGTGCGAATTAACACAGTTGGACACGATACACATGGCCCGATTATCGCTGATGTTGACGGTGCTAAAACGTGGAATATCGGTGTGACTGCGCACAATTCGCAAGGTGATGCAACAGATCAGAAATGTAACTACATAGTAACGACTGCTGCTAAAATGTGGCTTGATCGATGCTCTGGCCACTCATCACCCGAGGGTGTCGTTGTTGGCAGTAGTTCGTTTATCTACACTCGAAACTGTGAGCTTGAAGGGACAAACAACATTATCGGAACTTTTACGAGCTATTAACTGAGGTCTAAACATGCCACACATCATCATCAAGAAACGTTCAAAAATCAGTGCTACATCTATTCAAGTAGCTGAGCAGGTTGAAGCGCCGATTGTAGTAATCATTGAACCAGATCAAATAGAGATTTACACTGACGAAGACGCACAAAGCAAACTTACGGGCGAATAATATGACGTCGTTTTTTTTGATCTCACTGAGCATGATTGCTTTTTTCATTAAAGGCAATGATCGAATGCCAGCATTGATTTACTGCCTAGTTGCGCATTTATTTAACTACGCAGCAATGTTGACTAGCAACGATGGGCAGATCTTTATCATGGGCGCAGTTGGTGAAGTTGTGCTAGTTGCGCTATTGGTATGCCTCAGCGGCTGCGTGAGGTCAAAAATCACGGCGTATTTAATCCCCTTGTCTATAATATCTATCGCAATGCACTACTGGGGATGGAGGCTACACCTCGCAGGAATTGGCATGGAAACCTTCAATTCAGCTGTTGTGTTTTATTGGTGTGTAATAATGGCTTTGTTTATGTCACGAGTCGGACGCGATGGAAATAGCGC